GTGTCCGAGCGAGCTGCGTATTTCTCCTTAAGTCTTGTCATAGATTGTGCAGTATTCCACTATACACACACTTGTCTAGTCTGATTGGCACGATTCTTGCAATAGGCTTGTTCTTCTTTGATGTGTTGCTCATTGTAAGCGCTGACACGGGGACATTGATCATGTGTTTTGTGATTGTTCTTTTTCTTTAGGCGTGGCCCTCCCCGGTCATTGTGGCAGAGGACTAGGGAAAGGTGTATACTTAGGACATGGCACTATTAGATGTGAGTGGAATGTATCGGAGGGCTGAGGTTGAGCGATTAGTGAGCCGGGGGGTGCTGGACGGTCATGACGAAGGCGAGTTAAGCGAGATATTGGGGTTACCGAGCCGCGATGTGAAAGGGATAATGAACCGGTTAGCGGCGCGAGCACAGGCAGAGGGGGTAGAGATAGCTCGGATACATGCGATAAGGCAAACGGGGCAACTGGTGGCATTATACTTAAGGGCTGAGACAGAGTGGGAGGCAACAAAGGATCCGCGTTATGCAGAGCAGATGCGGGGATGTTTGAGTGACATACGGAAGATCTGGGGAGTAGAGGCACCGCAGCGGATAGCATTAGGCGGGACATTGAATGTAAAGGGGGGAGTACTTGGTGGAATCCTGGGAAACCTTGGAGACCGGGAGCTCGAGCTTCTTGAGTCCATCTTTGAAGGGAGTAACGGCGGAGGACGTGAAGATGGCGCGGGGATACCGGCGATTGAAGGAGTTTGCGAAGTTAGTGAGTCCATTCCGGTGGATCGAGGGGGTGCACATTGATGTAATCTGCGAGCATTTGGAGGCGGTAGAGCGTGGTGATGTACGGCGATTGATCATCAACATCCCGCCGGGATATGCAAAGAGCTATCTATGCAGCCGGTGTTTTCCGGCGTGGGTATTGCTGCGGCATCCCGAGTGGGAATTTCTGTTAACGAGTTACGGGGACGATCTTGCTGAGGAGCACTCGGCAGCGGCGCGGCAATTTTACACGTATTGGGCGCCGAAGATGACAGGGGCAACAGTGGATCAGCGCAGCCAGGCAGTTGACCGATGGTTAGTGGACGCGGGGCCTACTCACCTGGGCGGCGGGATGCGATCGTGTGGGATTATGAGTGCTGTAACGGGCCGGCGTGCAGACATCGCGGTAGTTGACGACCCGTTCAAGAATTGGGCGGAGGCAAGCAGTCCGGCGCGGCGGAAGGCGGTATATGAGAACTACCAGAGTGCGATACGAAACAGGTTAAGGCCGAAGGGTCGGATTGTTTTGATAGAGACACGATGGGAGAAGACCGACTTGACGGGCACATTGGAGGCGGAGATGCGGGCAGGGACTGGCGAGCAGTGGACGATATTGCGGCTACCGGCGCGAGCGTTGGAGAACGATCCGCTGGGCAGGTTGCCTGGTGAAGCGTTGTGGCCGGCTTTCTACGATGACGCCGAGCTGGACGCGATGGAGCTTTCGGTGGGCCATTTTTTCTGGCAGTCACAGCATCAACAGGAGCCCGAGGAGCCTGAGGGTAAGCTTTTCAAGCGCGACTGGCTTTTATATTTTGATGTAGAGGACGGGTATTATGTTTTGCGCGGGCGCGATGGTGATGTGCGGTATCATTCTTCGGGGTGCATTACGTTTCAGACGGTAGACACGAACGGGTCGAGCAAAACGAGGTCCGACTATTTTGTTATCAGCACGTGGGTACTGTGTCCAGGTGGAGAATTGCTCTTGTTGGCGGTGTATCGCGAGCAGTTGAGTGTTGAAGAGCATCTTGGAGCGCTGCAGGCGGGGTATGCCGAGCATTTACCCGGCTGCCAGTTCGTAGAGAACAAGACATTTGGCACGAATCTAATCGCTGGCGCGTTGGCTGTTGGGCTGCCGGTATATGAGACTCCGGCAGAAGTTGATAAGTTGACGCGAGCCATCACCATTTTGAGCAAGTACCGGATGGGAACGGTTTTTCACCGGGCAAACGCGCCGTGGCTTGGCGATATCGAGCACGAGCTTTTGGAGTTTCCGGGCGGCGCTCATGACGACTTTGTTGACACGGCGAGCGATGCGGGCATACAATCGGTAGAGTTAGGCGGCGGGATGTTTGAGTTGCCGGTGGCAGGAGGCGTTAATCGTAGTGGAAGCGGATTTGGGTTTTATGAGGATAATCTTCGGGCGCAAGCGTTCTATTGAGACCGAGGTTGGGGAAGACGTCTCGCTTGTAGCCGGCTCCTCGATGGCGAACCCTGACGATCTGGTAGGCCGGAAGGGTCTTGAGACATATGCGGCAATGGGCAATGATGCTCAGGTCAAGGCGTGTATGGCAATCAAGAAGGGCGCTGTGCTCAGTCGCGGGTGGGAGATAAGGCCGATTGCGAGTGATGGTTCGCGGGGCAAGTCTGTTGCTGAGTTCTGCCGGTGGGCGCTCGAAGACATGGATGGCTCGGTTTTGACCGTGTTGTGGAACGTCTGTGACGCGCTGACGATGGGATATAGTCTTCAGAATCTTGTTTGGCACGAGATTCCGAGTGGTCCTTGGGTTGGCAAGTGGGCGCCGTTATTCATCAAGTCGAAGGATCCGACGGAGTGGTCATTCGAGGTGGACGGATATCGGAACGTTGTAGCAGTGAAGCATGAGCCGACGCAGGAAGTTATCCCGCGTAATCGGTTTGTGATCTACGCTTATAATCCCTCGTACTCGAACCCCTATGGAACAAGCGATTTACGCGCTTGTTATCGGAATTGGTGGAGCAAAGATTTTCTGACTCGGTTCTGGAACCTGTATTTGGAGAAGTATGGATCTCCGACAATCAAGGGAACGTATAAGCGCGGGACACCGGCGGCACAGCAGGCGGAACTGCTCCGCGTGCTTTCCTCGATCCAGAAGAATAGCGCTATCGTGATTCCCGAAGACATCACTGCTGAGCTCCTTGAGACCATTCGTCAAGGTGACGTCGGATTTCGGGTAGCTGTTGAATACCACAATCGCGAGATCGCGAAATCGATCTTGAATGTGACGATGGTCACCGATGAAGGCGCGCAGGGTATCGGGTCGTTTGCCATGGCAAAGGTTCACCTCGACGTGCTGCGGATGTGCATGAAGGGCATGAAGCTCGACCTGGAGCAAACGGTCATGAAAGAACAGGTGCTCAGGCCGATGGTTCGGTTGAACTTTGGTGTTGACGTGCCTGTGCCCGATTTCAACCTTGGGCCGTTGGAAGATCGCGAAATCGAGCCGCTTTCTGGTGCTATCAAGTCATTGGTAGAGTGCGGCGTGCTCGACGCCAAGGATCCATTCATCCGCGATTATTTAGGATTGCAGGGTGCCGGGCCGGCGCCTGAAAGGCCGGAGGTTCCGACTGTAACGCGGACTCGTATAGGAACGGGGCCGCGTGATGGGAACGACGGGAAAGTGAGAGTTGGAGTCTGATGGCTACCTCGATTGCACATGCGGACGTAAAGCCTATCATTGGTATTCTTGCCGCTACGGCGACATGGGACAGCGAGCTCGATACTATATGCACGGCTTGCGGTGGTGCAGTGGATGCCGCGGTCGGCTCGACGTCGCTGACGGCAAATGCGGCCTTGGTGAAGGAGGCTGCGATACTGATAGCGGCGGGCACTGGCGGGCTGGGCATGATGAACCGGCCAGGATACGCTGAGGAAGTGGCTGTGGCTGGGTTAACCGTTGGCCCGTTGGACAAGGATGGCTTTGTCGAGCTTGTTGATCTTGGCTGGAAGATGCTTGCGCCGTTCCTCGCTGATGCCTGGGCAAAGTCATTGGCCGATGTAGCCGAGAGCGCGCGTCAGAAGATTCTTGCTGAGGCGCGCGATGACGATGTGTCGGCGCAGGCTGATGCCGAGTTGGCTCAGATAGTCGGGGACGCGGCGCTGGTCGGCTCGCAGAAGGCGAAGGTAGACGCTGAGGAGCTCGAGGTAGACCAAAAAACGGCGCTTTTGACGAAAGAAGTGCTCACGGAGGCCGAGCGGCCCGACAAGGTGATCGCTGACACCGCTTTGAGCACTGCAATGGCTGCAGACGCGACAGCGCGTGCAAACCTGAGCGCTGCGCGACTTGCACGGATGACTGCAGAGGAAACGGGGATTACCGGAACTGATTCGGCGTTGGAGTCCCATGAGAACGGGCCTGATGCTACTTTCCCTATAGATTCGGTGGAGTATTACAATGGGTCTGGTAGCTAATCGAAT